AGCGTCACATACATCGTAATAGTTAGATCCGTTACCTGTTGGAGGTGTATATCCTGCTCCACCAGCTCCGTTATCACCAGCATTTCTAAATTGTGTTGATTGGTTGCTACCATAATCAACAATACCTTTACCGTAGATTTGAGTTACAACTCTAAACAATAGAGGAACAAATACAGTATTTCCTAGGTATGTACCTTTCGTAACGTTACAAGGTGTTGTATCCGCAGAAAGTGAAGAGTTAGCGTAAATTCTCAAGTCAGAAAGGAATGCTTCAGTATCCATTTCGTTACCATCAGGACCGATTAATTTACCAGCACCTGCGTTAGCAAAACCTTCTAATTTGATAATAACTTTTCTTTGGTTACCTAAGTAAGAAGCGTTAATTGTGGTATCATCTAAAGAACTACCAACCCACGCCTGTACAGTTGTAGTTGCAGTTACTGCAGTCCACTTACCTTTAGAGTAGTCAAATAATCCTGGAGGATCTAAACTAGCTTCGTTACCTTCGTAGAATAGATCGTAAAGATCTTTTTTGTATGGGTAATTTGTTACACCACCTGCAGTTGCATCATAACCAGCGTTAGGGCTAGTAGGACCGTTAGGTGCTCCTAGTGGTGCGAAGTGTTCTCCACCTGCATTGTTAACAGTATCAGGATATGCGTTAGCATCATAAGAAGATGCATTTTGGTATCCTTGAATTTTAGGTACGAAGTAGAACAATTTACCGATAGGTAAGTTCATTGCTTGTACTGATACGATATCGTTAGCCAATAATTTAGAGAATACACGTCTTACGATCGGGAAAACAACTGTTTCAAATGCTCCGTTAGAAGTACCATCTGAAGATGCTTCGTTGATTAAGTAAGATGCTTGGTTCTCATATAACTGAGCCACGTTTTCTTTAAGGTGACCTTTAAGACCTTCCAAAAAGCCTAATTTGTCCCATTTGTTAATTGTGTCTTCTTTGATAACTTTAAGGTGTTTCAACCCGATGTTACCTACAAGACCTGATTCTAATAATGCTCCCATTTTTTTGGTTTTTTATTATTTGTGTTTATGTTTATTTTATTTTTCCCATTAAATCCTTCATTCTTAAGAATTGAGGATTTTCATAAGTTTTTGATTCAATCAAGTTAGTTGCAGAACCTGTAGATACAGTTTTATTTACAGTTCTTTCGATTGATTCAGTTAATTTTTGTTCTCCATTAGAACCTGTAGAAGAAGATAATTCTTCTTTGATAGTTCTGTAAAGATTTTTTGATTCTTTTAAAGACTCAACATTATCAAATCTTCTCAAGATATTAATCTTTTCTTGTTTTGTTGTTGAGTGTTCAGTAAACAAACGTGTTGCGTAAGCTAAGTTTGAGTTGAATACAGCAACTTCATTTAATTTAGTTCTAAACACATCAAGAGCTTTTTTGTATTCTTCATTTTTCTCTCTCAATAATTGAACTTCATTTGAAGTACTTTCGTGTAATTTGAAAGGATCGAAACTCATATTTCTATTGTTTAGTCTTGCCTTTCTAAGACCTCTACTTCCGTCTTTAGAACCACTACCGTAAGTTCTTGCCGCTTCTTTAGTTTCTTTTTTCTCGTAAGTTTTGTAATGACCTTTAACGTCACCAGCTTTCTTCTCAACTCCGTTTACTTTTTTACGTTTGAATTCGTGTTTGTTTGAACCGTAGTTCTTTTCTTCCTTATATTCAAATTTGGCTTTACCTGTACCCATAGCCTTAACGCCTTTTCCGAAAGCTTCTTTTTTCTTTTCATCAAAACCGCCGTCCATGTTAGGTTTTTTGTCATAATTGAATTTAGGACCATGTCCGATTCCAACCCCTTTTGGTTTGATTGATTTTTTAACTGCTTCCATAACAGCTTCCATATCAATATCCATTTCTTCTTCTTCATCCATTTCTGAATCCATATCCATGTCATCCTCTTCGCTCATTTCATAACCGAATTCCATTTCATCTTCTTCATCCATCTCAGTTTCGAAATCCATTTCCATATCATCTTCTTCAAGACCTAAACCGCCTTTAACAGCACCCATAGCGGCACCACCCCAAGACCATTCATCAAGTTCAGAGTCATCGTCTTCATCGTCCATTACGATTTCATAGATAGTTTCCTCAACTTCATCCTCCATGTCCATATCTTCTAACATTTCGTCTTCCATCTCCTCATCTAATTCATCTTCCATTTCGTATAATTCGTCGTCCATTTCTGATTCTCCTAATTGGATCATATATTCGTTATCACCGTCTGTAAAGTGAACATTTCCACCTTCTTTTTTCACAACGATTCCATCTTCGTCGCCCATAGCTTTGAATACTCTTAAAACTTCATCATCTGACGCATCTGTCAAATCAATTGTTTCTTCATCATCAACATCCATTTCTTCGTCGTCCATGTCCATTTCTTCGTCGCCCATATCCATTTCCTCATCGTCCATGTCTTCTTCAGCTCCCATTTCATCGTCCATGTCTTCGTCCTCAACTTCAGTTTCTGTGTCAAGTTCTTCTTCACCCGCCATAGGTTCTTGTTCTTCAATCTCCTCTTCGTCTTTTGCTTCTTTAAGGGATTCTTTTACCAATTGTTTGATTTCTTCGGTCATTGTTGACTGAAGTATTCCTTTTGCATTTTCTTTAAGAGTCTCCTCCAAATTCTTGATTTGGAAAAGAGCGTCTTCTACTACATTTTGATTTTTGTTCATATTCTTTTTAAAAGAGTTTTCAAATAAATATCTATAAGTTTTAAAAAATTTCACTTTACGGACATTTGAGACAAAAAAAAATGGGAAAAGACATTTTTGTCCTTTCCCATTTCCAGAAAATTATTATTATTCTTAATTCTCGATTACTTCATCAATCTTTGATTCTGAAATCGCAGTGATTCTCCAATCCATAGAATAATTCTCATAAACTTTCGTTACCTTTGCCTCAACATCAGTTGGCGAAAACCCACGAACCAATTTTTCTTCTCTTACTTTTTTAACTTTACCTGATTCACTATCTACGATATCAGTAGTGATCTTTGCTATAAAATACTTTTCGTCCATAATTTATTATTTATTCAAATAATCGGATAATCTATTCATTAAGTCAAGCGATTTTGCTCCGGTTTCCCCAACATGTCTTTCAGCATTCATTTTTTTCTCTTCGTCAAGATTCTCTTCATAGTTCATTCGTTCACTTGGGTCTTTAAATAGATAAGCTCCTGGTGTAGACGGAGATGACACTAAGTCAAAACAAATTAATTCAAAATCATCCTGTACTTCGTTTTGTTCACCAACCTTTTTAAGTGATCCTACCCCACGAGAAGAAATACCCAAAGTAACTCCTTGACGAAGATAGTTTGCTGCCAAATCTCCTTTTGTGGAAACAATCCCTCTTTCGTGAAAACCAGGACTTGTTAATAATTTCAATTTACCTAACAATACAGGACCTTCCCACCATATATCAGTAATAGCGTGTGATACTCTATCTAAATCTATTAAAGATGACTCAGGGTGATTTAACTCTGAAAGAGCAGTTCCTTTTTGAATCATTTTTTTATAGTTATCTGCCTCTCTCTTAAGAATCTTCTCAGGATAAACTCTTCCGTTTCTATTTGGGGTATTGTATTTCTGTAATACAGCATAAAACTCAAATGGTTTTGAGTGATCCAACATATCTCGATTTTCTCTAATCATAGATAAATTTCTTCTTTCATTTGGATCTATATACCCTGCGTCGTACTCAACAAGAATCCCTTTTCCGGAATCTCTCGGACCTAATATTTTTAAATCGCTCATTTAATATTTTATTTATAAATACTAAATAGTTTCAGTTTCTTTCTTTATTGGTTTTTGATTTCCCTTTTTTGTTAGATAAAATTTGAAGTATTTGTTTTTATTCATCGTATCTCCATAGATTTCTTTGATTAGACTTTTAACATATTTTTTTAATCTTGGTGATTTGAAGTCCATAGGTTCTAAGAGAAAAAGATTTATTTCTAAATTCATAAAGGACTTCTTTTTTAGTTGTAGACCGCTTGTTCGTAAATCAAGATCTACTATGAATTTAGTGTCGAATACTTCTTTGTTTATGTGTTCTAATACGCAATGTTTAACTGATCTTGACATATTTAACACGACTCGGTTCCAATTTTCTACCTCGTCTTTGGGTTCTACCCATGTTTGGATGTTTATGTAAATTGATTTTAGGTTTTGAGCATCTATTGTTCCATAATGTGATTTAAACGTGCGATACCCACTTAATTTTGTGGTTTTCCCTTTTTTCATAAATATTTTTCATACACTAAAGGTTTATTTTTGTATAAATGTAACCAATTATTATATTTATATCAACAACCTAAAAATTTATGTTATACGTAGAAGTAAAAAAGGGAAATATTGAAAAAGCATTAAAAGACCTCAAAGGTAAGGTTATTAGAACCAAGCAGAACGCTAAATTATTTAACAGAAAAGAATTTACAAAACCTTCAGTTGAGAGAAGAGCCGAGATTCAAAAAGCAGCTTATATTCAAAAATTAAAATCCCAAGAAAATTAAAGACCCTCGTTAAGTTGCTTCAACTTATAGTAGTTCAACTCGTTGAATGATTCCGTCTGCAGTTTATCTAAAACTTTTGTAATTGTTTCTTGAGTTTCAGAATCAGACCCTTCTTTTTGATTATTTAGTTTATTAATAACCTCATCTTTCATTTTACCATAATTCTCAATTAAAGATTTTTTTGGTGTTGATAGAATAGTTTTTAATTCTTTTTGTTCTGACTCTGATAATGAAGAGATATACTTCTCAACTGTTTTGTTAGCAACATTAACCATAGAATTAAGAGGAACTTCAATCACCTCTTTTTGTTCTTGTGCTTTGTTTTTTAATGATTCTAAAATTGTTTTTTTACTTTTGATCTTATTTTCTAAAGTTAAGACATTTGATGAAAATAATTCATCAATATTCTTGTATGTGTTTTCACATTTAATGTGACCAACCCAAGCTTTTAGTTCTTTAATTTGATTCGGAGTAATCTTATTAACTAAATTTTCGTAAGCGGTAATTGATTCATTTATGAACTCATTTGCTACAGATTCTGATAATCCCTTATTAGATGACAACTCATCGTATAGAAAAAATACTTGTGAAATATTTTTATTCTTTAATACTAATTCTTCAAAAACAAAAAGATCTCTTTTAAGATTTTTGTTTTTATATGACTCAGTTAAACAAGTTTCTATTTTTGATTTTAATTCTCCGAATTTCATTTTACAATTTTTCTAATAAATATCAACTTATTTTATTTATTTCATCAACTTCTGTCTCAGTGGTCTCTTCTTCATATTCATCTCTATCAATCATCTCACCATCCCACCAATCATTACCACCAAACCATTCTTCAAAAGTCTGTACGTCATTTTCGTCGTCAAAATAAGATTCTATTCCATTTTTCCAATATTCTTTAACACTAATAGTTGCATATCTTTTAGTGATTATTTCATAAGTATGTAGTTTTGGAATTCTAATTTGTTCAGTCTCAAAGTTTGGATTCATCTTATATAATGCGAAAATAAACGACAAATCGTCATTATCGGCCGATAGACCAATGTCATCCAAAATACTCATTACCCCCTTTTTACCATTATACGTAATTAGGTCATTACTATTTTCAAAAGGATCGATATCTTGTCTTATTCTTCTTAAAAGAAACCTTAAATTTTTCTCACTATAATTTTTAAACTTACTCATAACGATAAATATTAATCACCAAGAAGTTTATTTAACTCTTCCTCAATTAGACCTAAAGATCCGTTAACTTTTTGGAAATCTAAAAACTCATCTTCATCAAAATTATCTTCGTTACTTTCCGTTAATAATTTAAATCTGTCTTTTTTTACACTTTCAGGGATTGGTGCTTCCCCTCCTGCTGGTGGAGGTGGTGGTGCCCCTCCCCCTAAATCAGGTGGTGCTCCTGCCTCTGCACCTGCTGCAGGTGCTGCGGTTTCTGTTCCACCTGTTACAGGTTTGTATAGTCTATCCACAGTATCAAACACACCCGTTTTAGTAATAATAGTTGCTGTGTTGTCAAGTTCTGCAGATACTGCTCTTTCCATTCTAATCTGTTGTAATTCAAGTTTGATCTCATCGTCAGAGAATCCAAAGATGTGTTTCTTAGCCCAAGTTGCTGATGTAGGTTGGATCGATTTTGGAAGTTCGGTAACCATATCTTTATATAGGGTTACTTTTTCTTTCCATACATCAATCATTAACAAATCAGCTTGTTTTGATGGGTTAGTAAGTTGTAATGTGAAATTTGATAATTCATCCTCAAATCCCATTAAGAATAAGTGAATGATAGCAATTTTATTTAATTCTGCAATTGCCGATTTTTGTATTCTGTTAATTGTCCTTGCAAAACGAATATCAAGTAATGATAAGTTTTTACCATCACCTACAGGTTCCTCAAAACCTAAATAAGCTTTAGGTATTCTCAAGGCAGTCACTAATTTCTTTTGGATGTACTCAATATCAGCAATTTCTGAAAGGTTTTGTGCTCCCGGTAAAGTTTCAATAGGACTTGCTTGTGCAGCGTCACGAACAGGAATGAAGTAATCTTGGTCAACTGCCATTTGATTGAATCGTAGATCCACATTACCTGTTTTTCTATCCACGATCTGATCTCTCTTAAATTTGTTGGCAACCCTCTGTACGTATGGTTCAACATCCTTATCATCCATGTTTCCAACAAATACCTTAAACACTCTTCTCTCAGGTGCTCTTGATGTACGATAGATTAACATCGCATCTTCAGATAATACTAATTGCTTCCAAATACGACGTGCTTTCTCTAACATCGATGTTCCATAAGGTAATTTTCTATCATCACCTAATAATCTAAAGTGAGCAACCTCCCAAGTATTAAATTCAGCATCTCTTGCTTTCCATGCAAACTTTAACGCTTTTCTGTTTACGTTCATAGTTGCTTGAAATGTCCTTGCATCTTGACCTCTTTCTAATCTTTCAATTTCAATGTTCGGTAATTGTAAACAACCTGTAACACCTTTATCAGGATCTAACTTTAAATAAACAAAGTTATCACCATACTTACACATGTTTCTAATCCACATAGGTAAATTGGTGTTTATATCTAATGTATTGACGAATAAATCGACTAATATACTTTTAATTCTTTTTGACTCAGAATAAACTTGTAATATGTAACCATTTTGATCTGGTGTTGTTGATTCTTCAGCGTATATATCAAGTGCCGTAGAGATCTCAGGTGTATATTCCATTGATTCATAATCGTAAAACGCTGCCAATCTTGTTGGTTCGTAATAAATCGCTTGGGTATATAAATTGTTTTCTACTTTTGCCCAATTGGTACTTAAATAAAGGGATTGTTGATTTTGTAATTTCGCCTTTTCGTACTCAGCCTTATCAGTAGTTTTGAGTAATTCTTTTTTATCTAACTTATAATCAGGTTTATCCAGACCCAATGTTGAGTCGGGACCAAAAGTCATTGCTAACTTTTGCCAAACCGTTAGATTTTGATTATTATTTTCCATATTAAAAGTTTAACTATAGATATAAATATTTCAATAGTTAGTTAGTCGTAGTTCCGCTTTGAGATTGTATCAAATCTCTTTGTGCCGGAGTAAGATCATAGGGATTAGTTTTTTGACTAAATGTATTTGGAAATACCTTTTGTCCTCCAGTAATCTGACCCTCAACCACAAGTCTTGACCCATTAGCGATCCTACCTGATCTTTTTCTAAAATCTAATCCCATCCTTATTATTTCATCATACCACCAAACAACCAACCATATTTCATATAATCATCTTTTGATGGCCCACTATTATGTAATCCATTTCTATCATGACCAACATTTTGATTCGGGATTACAGGATCAAAATGAGTTTCTTTACGAACCGCATCATTATTTACAATTGCCCACGACTCAATCATAACTTTGGCTTGTTCCGTCGCCTTCTCTAATTTAGAAAATGACGATTCGGCAACATATATTGCCATGGATATACCCATAATTAAGTCATCGTGCTGACCTTTTTGGTGGTCAGGTCTACCATTAATATAAACAAAGGTGTTCATTTCATTATATAAACGAACACTTCTAATTTTAAATTTATGTCTTACCGCCTCCTCAAATGCCGCAATAATTTGAACCCTTTTATTGTTGAAGTTTAAACCTGGTATCTTCTCAACCGAACTTTTATTGGTCGCCCAAATATTAAAGGCATCAACACCATCAACATATAAACTCTTATATCCAAGTTCTTGCATTTTTCTTACCGTTGTAATACCCATACCACCTGTGATATCGACCACAACAAATGCATTATACATCATACCCCACTTATATGCGATCTCAGCCAATGTGTCAGGTGGGATTTTACCTACGTACTCTAAAACTTGTTCTCTATCATCAAAATCGATGATCTGTAGTGATGAAAAGTCCTCACTATCTCCACGAGAAACGTCAACACCCATAATGTACTTATGACCTTCAATAGGTTCTTTCCAAATCCAAAGGGAATTACCCATTAGTTTTGAAGGTGCTTCTTGTAATGAATCGTTTTTAATTTGTTCTAATTGTTTGTTATCAAATACGTTATCACCTGAACCCAAGAATTCACAATTTAACTCTT